ATACCTGCATAGATTCTTCCTAATAAATCAAATTTACCTTGATTCATTCTCCATGCAATATCATTCGCTCTGTGTTGTGCAATATGTTTCCAAACTTTTCTATAAGTTTTAAATTTTTGTATATGTCTTACAGTTGGAATTGCCCATGCTAAATATCCTTTTAAATGTTTTTTAGTTAAATGTCTGTAAGTAAATCTTATATCTCTTACTAAATCTTGTGTTGATAATTCATCTGTTTTATTTAACTCAGTACAGATAACACGGCCTCCACCGCCTCCAGATCCACCTCCACCTCCACCTCTTTGACTTGGTGGTACATTATTAGCAGATGATCTTACTGATTGTTTATAATCTCTAGCGTCATCTTTCATTTTTTCAGTTTTAGCAACAAAACCTGTAGGATCATTATCTTTAGTATATCCTTTTTTTGCTGCAGTTGCTTCTCTAGTTTCAATTCTTTTATCTCCTGCTGCTTCTAAATTACCTGTTTTAGAAACTCTATTAAATCCTGCATATAGATCTGTTGCTGGATTGCCACCTATTCTACCATCACCTCTATCTGTAAAATATTGTTTATCATGTTTTTGAGTAATAGTTTCTGGTGTAGTTAAAGCATCTAATGCCCCTATTATTGGACTAGATTTTAAAATAGGATCTATAATTGAACCTACTGAATTTGCTAATGCTTTTAAACCTGTATTTATTTTTTTAAATGCTGTATTTGCTTGAACTGATAAAGTTGGTTCTTGGTATTTAACACCAGTAGCTCCTCTCATAATTGCATCTGTATCAGATTTAATTGCATCTGTACCAGATTTATAAACACCACTAGCAAAGTCTGCTTCTTTTGCAGTTCTTGTTGCTGATGGTGCTACTCTACTAATTCCTAAAGCAGACTCTTTAGTTGTCATAGGTGCATCTATTCCTGATGGCCTAGTAAATGAATATTCTGGTCTAGTTGGTGTTTTTCTATCAACTATAATTCCTGGAACTGTTCTTTCAGCTGCTTTAACTCCAGCACTACCTCTCATAATAGCATCTTGATATGGAGTTTCTTGTTTTTGTTGTTCTGTTGTATCACCAGCTATATCTCTCATAGTTGGTCTAGCTATACCTAAAGTAGTTGTAGATGTATCAACTTGTGGGTCAATTTTTTTAGCTTCTTTTTGTAGCTGTGCTTGGCTCAACATTTCTGAACCAGTATAATCTATCGCCTCTCCACCTCCAGCAGGTTTAAATGCTTCAGTAGTTTGTTGAGCAACAGTTTGTGTAGTAGCTTCTGTAGTTGCTTTTGATGTATCTGTAGTACCAGCAGTACTACCAGCAGTTGTGTAATCTGGTAATGTTAATTTTTTAACAGGGGTAAATCCAACTTGTTTAATTATATATTTACCTGTAGTAGGATCTTGAACTAATTCAAAAGTTCCACCACCAATTCTATTTACATCAAAAGTTGTTGCCATAAATTATTCCTTATTGCGTTTGTTCGCTTCCTTCAGGTTGAGTATTTGCCGCACTAAAGCCAGCTTCCCCTGGCATCGGTACACCGCCAGTTCCGATGTTGCCACCTCCAGCTCCCGATATATCTGTTGCTGAAGCTCCAGGAGGTACTTCTCCAATTGGGCCCATTTGATTTTGTCCTCTAGCAGAGGCTGTATTGTTTTGATTTCCATTTGCCATCCCCATTATTTGTGCATAGATCGCAGCTTTTTCTGGATCATTAATTAATTGATCTGGATCAATGTCTAAAGATTTAGCAATTTCTTTTAAGCAAGTATGCCATCTTACAAATGGTGCAAGTGCAGGATTAGATGCAGTTTGCATAAATGTAATTAATCTTTGTGATCTAACTTCTTTTTGCATTAATGAAGAAGTTCCTTGTGCTTTAACTTCCAGATCACCTTTGATATTAGGAGAGTCTTCATTGAATTGCATGTTCCAATGATATAATGATTCTCCGAGGGGTTTCAATAGATAGTCATCAATATTTTTAATAACTGTCTTAATACTTAATGCTGCAGCTCCCATTAACATAGACATACCTGATGCAGTTCTAGTTGTAGATTGTACACCCGTTGCACCATGTGAATATGATGGAATACCTGTTGATTCATCTGCTAGCTGTCTAAACTTATCAAACATTTGTAAATTTTCTTGTGCAGTACTTGGAAACTTAAGACCATGAACTGCTTGACCTGTTTGACCACTTTGTCTTCTAAATATTTTACCAGGATATACTTTCATATCTTGTCCTGGTACTAGCATTGTTTCATCAACATCAAATACTAAATTACCTGCTAATGCCAAGTTATCAATAGCCATTCGTGCATGACCATTCATAACCATTTGTGAGTCTTCCATATTTTCTGGAATACCTACTCCAAAAAATTGATATGGATTTAATTCATATGGACATACTAAGTATGGTAATCTTTTTGGTGAGAATGGATTTTCTACCATTCTTAAAACTTTATTACCGCATATCCATGCATTAATATGAATTACTTCAGAATCTGAATCATAAAAAACTCCACATTCGTCAGCAAGTTTTCTATCAATAACACCCCAGTATTCTAATACTTCAAATCTATTTTTATAAATACTAGTAATATTTTCTCTATCATACAATGAAGATTCAAATCCTCTTGTTTGATAATTAGGCCCCATCTCTAAACATTCCTGTATAGCTTGTTTATTAAACATAGGTTTATTACCTAAATCTTCTAGTTGCTGTTTATTAAATGAATGTCTTTGAATTACATAATCACAATCATTAATATTAGTAGCATTTGGATCTGGATAAAAATCCCAACAGGATACTGCTTCAATAGATGGAATTGATTTTGTTTTAGAAATTTGAACTTTAGTTATATTACCTTCATCGTCTTCTGTAGTATCATAACTATGATAAGTTTTAGAATCTGTAAATGGGCCTTTTAAAATTCCTGTTCCTAATAATGCCATTTCAAAAAATACATGACGCATAATTGTAATAGCTTTACTTTCTTCTAATTGATCATGAATTAATTTCTCCATAGCTTCTGCTGCTAACTTAGCAGGTTCTATCTGTGGAGTACCAGTATTAGAAGGGCCTTCTTCAAAACCTAAGTTCTGATATTCTTGTGCAAGATTTCTCATTAAATCCGTAGCAGTGGCACCAGGAGGAATACTTTTACCATCACCTGCATAACCATAAGGATCCATATCTTCTGGAACTTCTGGTTTTTGTTCTTGTGGATTTTTTAAATGAGCTTTCTCTGCAATGCCTTCAGGAACTGATGTTGGATTAATTCCTAAAGGAAATTTATTTTGGGAAAATAGTACTTCAATAATTTGACCGAATGAGGCAAGTACTTTTGTCTTAGTTATTTTAACAAAGACTCTAGATTTTTCTGAATCTCTAAAAGCCATTTCTGGCCCATACAATCCTCTATAATTTCTGTATGCTTTCAACCATCTTTTTTCATCATAAATTTTTGATGTTTCAGATTGTTGAAACTTAGAACGTATGTGACCTATTAAAGCATTACCTTCAACTTCGTAACTTCCGTTTCTATCTTTACTATCTTCCATTTAAATTTAATAGTCTTTTTGATCTGCCATTCTAAAAATTGATGGATCTACTTTTGATTTAGATTTTCCTTTTTTATCTTTACCATCACCAGCCATATCACCTTGTTTGATTTTCATATTTGGATTAATTTCCAATTTATCATTAGGTCTTTTAGCTACATCTGGTGCAAGTTCTCCATGCATATATCTTTTCATCATTTGCTTTTCTCCTATTATTAATAATCTTTTTGATCAGCCATTGTAAATAAATTGCTCTGAACATGTTCTGATCCAGACTTAGTTGGGACATTATTATCCGCTAAGTATTTTATAGATTCATATTTTCTTGGAGCATGTTTACTAAAGTCAATATTTTGTGATTCTCTGTTTGGCTGTTTGCCATCAGCAGCATCACTTAATTGACCTTGCTTTACTTTAGCCTTTGGGTCAAATTTTGTTTCCATTGTTCCTCCTGTTATATTTTTATTTTTTTAATTTTGAGTATGTTTTTAGTAGGGATAGTTGTATGTCCACCCCCTTGTCTAATTTCTTTGTTATTCATTTCAAAATTAAAATCTGACATCAGAATAGTTACTTGAGAATCTTCTTTCATTAACCATCCTACCGTACAGCATATAGCTGTAGTTGATTTTTTTATATCTTGTATATCTACCCAAGAAGAATCAGATACAATATCTTCCCAGTAAGCAATTACCAAATCGTATGGAAATATTTTTTTATTAAGCTCTGGCAGTTTTCGTTTTTGCTTTGACACCTTTTAACTTCCCAGAATTTTCCATTGCATAAAAAACAGCTTTAGCTTTTTTCTTGCCATACTGTTTTTCCATTCCTCTTAAAACTTTTTTACCTTTTTCATTTAGTGGCATTATAATACTTTCCCCTTATTGATTCCTGCTTTAAGTACATACTTACGTGTGCCATTTGCATTTTTATCAATAGCTTTTTTTAAATATCTAAAAGCTAACATCTCTTTAGCTTTTTTTGTTGAATCTTGAAAATAAACTTGTACCTTGTGATGTATTCTATCCATAATTAATATCCAAATTTTTTATCTGCAGCATCAAATTCATTACTGAAGATTGGTTTAAAACGTTGTGCATATTTAGGGTGCATTGGTCTACTCATACATCCATAACGTAATGCGTCATATGCGTGATCTTCTGCATTAGTATCTACATCTTCTGGATTCTTATCATCTGTAGGTAATGTAGTAATTGTTCTTATTAAATTTCTACAGTTGTTAAAAACTCGAAGACCTGGTTCTTTACCATTCATAGATAATCTTTTATGAATTTCAAGTTTACCACTAATTCTACTTTTAGGTGATCGGTCTGATTGTCGCCAACGACAACCTTGTTGTATCATTGTCTCTGCAATGCTTGGGCCAACATCACCTCTCTTAGCCCATGTACTAGAGTCTAATACTCCATATTGAATATATTCTCCAGATTCTAATTCTATAACTTTTCTTGCGAAAATATCTGCCGTAATTTTGGAAGTATATAACTCTCTATAGACCCACAAATTATTATTGTAATCAACAGCAAACCATAAAACACAAGCAGGAGAACTATAACCCCAGTCAGCAGCACGAAACCTATACCATCCTTTAGGTATTTCAAAAGGTTCAACCACATGGACTGACCTGCTAAATTCTGGAAACGCTGAATCTTCATAGGCATCCCAATCTCCATCTAAAAATTGTTTTTTCTGAATATCAGGTAAAGATGCAAGCATAGCATAGTAGTCATCTGTTTGCATCAGATAAGGATTGTCTTGTAACTTTGCAGGAATAAATCTACGTGTGATAGTTTTTACTCCGACAGGTGTGTCTATTTTTATTTCAAATGCAGTGTTAGGTTCTGCAGGGTCTACAAACATTTCTTTAACCCATTGTGATCCAATGTTACCTGGGTTGCCTGTAGCTCTTAAATAAACAGGTATGTCCTTATCAACTGATCTTAGTGAAGATCTTAAAAAATTATATATATCTGGCGAAGGATATTGTGGAAGTTCGTCTATTCCTATCCATGTGTATGATTGACCTTGGTAACGTAAAACGTCTGTCATGTTTTCTGCATAACCAAACTCTATCTTTGCTCCCGAGGGAAATCGCCATTCTTTTTCTTGCTCTCTCCATTTTGCTCCTGGATATGCCTTTGAGTATAATAGTTGAGACTTACTAATTAAATCTCTTAACTCTGGCATTGTACGTCTTATTAACAGTGCTCGGTGATGAGCCTTGGAACAATATCGAAGTGGATCTACTAGCATGGCATAAGACTTGCCTCCACCTCTTGCTCCACCGTAAAATACTT